CGAATTACCTTCAATACTTTCTATAAGATCATCCGGGTCCTGTGTTGTCGAGCCAACATAAACTGTCATTTCCGACGCCTTTGTTATATCAAGAGTCGGCAAGTCTTGAAATAAATCTATGGTTGCCCCTGCCGCTTCAGTAACACAAACACTATTTACCAATCTAAGTTTACGTAATGATGCGCTTTCACACCTGAATGTACCATTGTTTCCTCCATTTACAAACCCAGAAGTTAAAACGTCAACACCAGATTTAAAGTTGGATAGGTCTGTTGTAGATGATGTAATCTCCATCGTTATTAAATATCCACCAATACCGGAATATTCCACAACCTTAGTAACCGCTAAATCTGTTTTATCCTGTATATCAATATCTGGGTCAGCATCATAAATTATTGCACCATCTGCCCATATTTTCTTTATATTTTGAATTTCTCCCACACAAACGGCAATTGCTAAGTCAACAAAATAGGTATAGCTTGTACTTGGTTCTTCTTTCCAACCACCACCTTCGGTACTTTCCTGTTCTCTTATATCAGAAAGCCAAATTATTGTGCCAGCTAATCTGTTTTCGGGACCAAAACAAATATTAACCGGGCTTCCTTCATTTGTCTGCTGAAGGGCAAAATCTCCCAGCTTTGGTATGTCTACCGGCAGTTTTGGAAATAATGAAGGATAGAGGTATCTTTGGTCTATATAACATCCGGCAAGGGCTCCAACACCACCCCAAACACTCCCATATTTACCACCAACTGCCGATAAAATCAGGGTACTCATTCTTCAGTACCTCCCATAGCTTGTGGAAATCTAAACACTGTTAATAATCTTTCTCGCCATTTTTTTGTAAATGAATGCTCACTAACTTTTTTTGCCTTTTCGTATGTATGAATCATTCCTATATCCGAAAAGAAAGCAATATGCTGTGGTGCTCTTGTTCTTGGATTTAAAAAGAAAACAAGAATATCGCCAAGTTGAATATCTAATGACGGCAACTCGACAAGATTGGTTTTTGCTATAACATCAAAAAGCGCTGTTGAGCTTGGGCTTCTTGAATAATTGGTATTGTCATATTTCTCCAAACCAAGTCCCAACTCTTTTGAAACACAAATGATTAACCCGACACAATCCACACCAACACCTTTCAACCTACCTTGATGATGAAAGGGAGTTCCAACATACTCTCTTGCCTTATCTACAATCTGTTGCTGAATGTTAGGCATTGTTCACCTTATTTTGATAAAGGAGTTTGCAAACTCTTATCTGCTCCGGGTATATATGGGAAGCCGCCGAAATTATCAAGGTTTGTAAATTTTGAGCCGCAGGTTGATGCTAATTTATCACAGCCGGCGTATATAGTGAAGGTATCTCCTCCCTGAACGTCAAATGGTGAAGGTAAGTGCAGTTCCACTGTATTTGGTGACAGTATATAGTCCTTGACTTCGCTAATGATACCGACGTTGTTACCAGTCAACCATACAAGTTTACCGTCGTTGAAAAAGTCAACTGCTTTGGTAAGTCCCGTTACCAAAAACTTTTGTCTTGCGGTTACAATAGAACTCACTGTACCTGCTTCATTGTATGCCGCATTTGTAATGTCAACAGTACACCGGGAGTTACCAAGAACATATCTGCACGGCCTACTATACAATGCTCCTTTGTTTGGTTGCAACCAACGTCCTAAACCTTCAAGACGTGCTTCCCATCTTTCACCAGAATATACTAACTCACTTATCCAGTAAACGTTGGTTACAAGTGCACCGTTCCAAGGATACATCCAGTCAACCATATACTCAGTAAGTTTTGCATCCCTATATCTGCCGGCCCTTAAATCATCGTACTTGATATAGCTTGAAGAAAGTATACCAGTTATTTCCAAGTTTGAAGGTTCAAGACCGGGCCTATATTCTTTTGCTGTTGCATCAAATCCTCCTGCGGGAGTATAAGCAAATCCTTCAAAAGTAATAGGACTATTGTGGTCTGTGAAACGCAAAATAGTTTCATCTGTACGTTCAATCTTCCATAAAGTGGAAAGTCTGTGAACGTTTACTTTCATCAGTGACTTATCGGATGCGGTTTGAGATACGCTCATTTTGTGGCCCTAACAATAAGTCGTTTGAATTTTACCCAACGGGACGCCCCTATTAGGGATGCTTGTAAGAAAGGTCCAACATCAACTTTATAATTCCATGTAGGTAATCCAGATAATGCATGAGAACTTGTATGCACTTGGATATAAGAACCTATATCTCCAATCCTATAATAGCAATATTGGAGTAGGTTTGTCCCAGAAATAGTGGCTGTATATTTCAACCAATAAGGATTACTTTCTGAAGGTGCTGTTGTTAAATTTCCAGTCGATACATAACTAGCAGTAGTCTGTCCGTATACCCTATAAAAACCTCCACTTGAAGAATAATAAAGGACGAATACTCTTGGGTATCCGACACATTCTAAAGGCTCACCATCTATCAAATTGTGATCAGATATAACCAGACCACCTCCATTAAAAGTTTGAGTAGAATCGAGTTCAGTTACAGCTATCTCCACTGAAAAAGTTCCTCTAGCTGGAATAAACTCTCCATTTTTATATCCTGCATAAACCCAACCATTTCCAGCATCTTCTCCTGAAAGAGTCAATCTATTATTGGCCACGGACAATAATGGACTTGTAGCCTGATTTTGTTTTACTGAAGCAAACCAAGAAGTATCATCCATTGTTATGTCGTGAACGGTTGCGAGCTTTATTCCTGAATGGGAACGGGGTATCCATATTCCATTGTTTGTTGTGTTGTCAAGCAACCAGAGTTGAACGGCATCTTCTATAGTAAGTGTGACGATTATATTTCCACCATAATCTTTTACGACAACATTTCCCAAACCCTCATTACAAATAAAGAAATGGGGGCCACCAGTTCTTAGTTGTGTGGCCTTAGGAAGCATTATGTCTCTTGATGTTGCTGAATTGGGCCAGAATGCCTGAACTCGTTTATTGCCCTTGTGCATAGACGAATTTCCAGAAAGTTCTGTTTCTGTTGCCCCACCCATGAATTTTGCATACGTAATCATACAGCGTACCAAACATTGTTTTCAGAAAGAAGTATCAATACAGTATCGCCATCCGATATGATAATCAAATCGGTTGATTCATCAATAGCTAAAGTAAAATCATTTGTTCCTGTTGCGCCAGTTATTACAAAAAATATTCCTCCTTGTGGCAAATCTTCAGCGGCAGGTAGATATACTTTCAAACTTTCAACTGTTGCATTAATACGTAAAGCTACACCTGTTGAAACTGCCAACTGTGTACTCGCTGAGATTGAAAGGTCGGCTGCCCCTCTATAATTATATTCATCAGGAACTTCAACTTCATTAATTATCTCCACGAGTGGAACGGCTGTTCCACCTAAATCATATTCTTCAATTGAAACCATAAGCGCTTCGTCAACTTCTTTTCCAAATCTGACCGGAACATCAAATTCGAATCCTGCCGATATTACAACACCAGCACCCGGAGCAACAGTAAAAGTAATTATTCCTGTTGTTGTATCAACGGTCCATCCTGTGGGTTGGTTTACACCATCAAGAGCAACAACAACTGTTCCTGAAACCGGCTTCCGAATATTACGTACCTTATTCGTTCCGCCACTCGAATATGTTTTTATTAACTGAAATTGTTTTGTCGTTGCATCCCCAGTTTCAATTATCTGGTCTGTGTCTGTAACGGCTCCTGTATGGTCGTCAGCAGAAGTAAAATCTAAATGGTCTTTGAACCTAAACCCATGAGCGGGGCCGCTTCTCGCTATATAGAATTCGGATAGTGAGGCTAAATCGTCAACACTTTTTATTCCGTATGAAACATCATACCTGCGCCTTGCGGCACTCCACCTAGAAACTCTTTCTTCCGCTCCACTATCGACAGAAATAATAGCCGTTGAATAACCGGGACCTCCACGGCTGCCGTAACTAATTGACGTTGGAAATTGAACTTCATGGAAGGCCACTAGGGTCTCCTTTCAAACTACCTATTTTTTAATATTTGTTGTAAGTCATTCCGTATCTGTGAACGTGACCGCCTAAAACTGTCCAAATCATTAGTTGTAATATAAATATTT